AACAAAAGGGTTTCTTGCACCACCTCATCAATTTCATTTTTATCTTTTGTAAATCTAAATGCCTGCTCTCGGAATTTTGGAATGTGTTCTGTGATATGAATATATATTTTATTCAAAATCAGGTGCTTTTAATTTTTCCAACTTCTCCACTAAGTCGTGAGAACTTTCAGTAAGCATAAATCTATAAGCTCTAATGGATTTTGCGTTTCTTTTGGTTTCCATTCCTGCTAAAAAACCTGTGGTCATAATTGACATATTGGTTGGAATGATTGCAAGAAAATCAAAATAATTTCCTGGCTCAATTTCTTTTTTGTAGCCATTATGATGCTTAATAATTATGTTGCAAATATCTACCCAATCTTTAAATCTACTGACATTTGCACCCGTGCAAAGTTTTATCGTTCCACTTAAAAGATTTAAATAATCATTGAGCAAAATTTTATGTAAATTATTTATTGCAATTGGTTTATTAAACACATTGACAAATAACTCAAAAAAATTCGGACTACGACATTGATCTTAGAATTTTATCAACAAGCTTTTTATAATAACTGATTTGCTCCTCATATTCGTGAGCCATTATTTTAACGGTGGATTTACTTTTAAGTTGCAATGCTTCTGCAATTTCTGATCCAAGTTTTTGACCGAACAAATACTGCTCCCCATATCGAAAAATATTACAGGACGGACATTGTGGTCTGCAATTTTCTAAGTCAAATCTTGTGCTGAGGTATTTTCGGCTGATGAAGTGGCCATTTTGTAGATTTTTATAGTGGTCAAATTTGTGGCACGTGAAACAATAATTGAAACCATTTTCGTCTGCATCTTTTAATCTAACATATTTTGAGAATACTGCATCAAGCTTTTTTTTTAATTTACTTATTTTCATTTCTTAATATTGTAACTCCACCTCTTTTTTAATTCTTTGCTTGTGTGTTTTCTTTTCTTATCTAATTTGGTATTCCAAGACAACCCCCCTGCATTTTCCTTTTCAAGAATAAAATTGCTTGCTTTCAAACTACTGCCATTCTCACTCATAAAAGTGTATGTGATAACTTTTTTATATCCCTTCAATTTAGCATACTTAATGACATAACTACATAATTTACTGACTGCATTTTTTATTCCTACTGTGCAAATACGATTTATTTCCAAAGTTGTGCCATTGTCCAAATTCCGTGATACAGGTCTTCCACAAATTGCAACTCCAACCAAAGCGCTTTTGTAATAAACCCCAATACTAAATTTATGGCCTACTACTTTGTCGTGATGTCTGTGATGCCTTTAACATATTCGTTTGCTACGCTTAATTCTATTTGTTGAATATACCATTTCTCCGTATTAAATAAATTCATTCAAATATTGATAGTTGTCCTGTGCCCCCAAACATCATTGTTTGTCCTTCCATAGCATTTAGAACTTTAACTTGACTGGATATTCTTTGGCGTAAAGAAATAATGCAATCTTCCAATTCATTTATATTCGTTGCTGTATAATATCCTTTACTGCAACTGCAAAGTCCATAAATCAAATTGTTTACTCTTATATAATTAATGATCTTCCTCAATCTTGCTCCGTGTAAATTCATTTTTTCACAAATTAAAGTTCCTGAAACTGCTGAGTTTTTGCCTTTGCGCATTGATATTCCTTTGACAATTAATGGAACTATTTCCAGCTCATCAGCATTCAACTCATAAGTAATATTTTCAAAATTTTTTATCATTTAAATTTTTAATTTTAGTTTTTAAATAATGTAAAAATCTTTCGTATTTCAATTTGTTTCTATAAATCAAATACAAAAATATGATCCACCCAAATACTATCCAGAAAATCATAAACAGTCGTGTAAATCTTTCACATCATTTGGTTGAATACCATAATCTCTTTCTTGGTCTCTTTTCATTTTTTCTTTTATTTTCTTTTTAAAAAGTAAATAGAAGGATAAAAAAAAACCAAAAAGAACTCCAATGATAAATGCAAGAGTGCATACTACAATTGTAATAAATTTCATAATTTTTTATTTTTGGTTATTAGTTGGCAAATCTTTTACTGACTTGACTGCATATTTTACATTTGCATCTTCTACTGCCCTATCCCAAGCGCTTTCACAATGGTCTTTGCATTCATAACAAAGTCCTTGATCTCTGTCCATTTGTGCTTCGCAACAATCACTTCTCTCACTCCATTCGTCTTCACATTCGCAATCGTCATTTTCTCCGCACATAATACAGGGTTGATGATCTTCACAAAATTCATCATCCATTTCTGCATCTTTGTAACATAAATTGCACGGCGTATTATTTCCATCCCATTCTGTTGGGTCATCCCCATAAGTTGATCTTGTGCCTTTTACCCATTTTTCATAATTCATTTTTTCTCTGTTTTTTGTTTTGCGATTAATACTAATGCCTCTCTAATTTTAGGCAATTCTCTTATAATTGTTTCATAAAATTGTTTTTCATATATTGTCATAATTTCTTTATTTTTTATTGGTTATTAATTTGGGTGGTTCTCTGTAAAGTGGAACCTCAGCTTTTGGTTTATTAAGTGTATGCACCTCGTATGTTGCATAATCAATTAAAGATTTTTGTTTACGCACCCATTTATAAAATGTTGGAATACTTAAAAAATCTTGATCTGCTGATCTCACTCCATTATGGAATGCAGTTTGAATATCTGATAAAAATAATTTTCTAAATTTATTCTCTGTAATTAAATCTTTCGCAAAAGTTTGAGCAAGTAAGGCCATAGTTTTTCCGTCTGTTCGGTGTCCAAGTTCAATTGTTGTTTTTGCAATCAAGTCATAAATTTTATCCGTCAATTCTTTATGATCCATAAATTTTAATGCTTTCATAAATAATTTTTTCCTTTTTTATATTCATCCAATTGTGCATCAATTTTTGATGCTGATTTTTTGGGCGCAATAAATTGTGATCTGTTTCTGGTTTCCCAAGTTCGGACGCAAGCTTTCCAATCTTTCATTTTGTTTTTACCAATCATCCAACCTTTGCTGATGTAGAAATCTAAAAATGTTTGCACATCAACATCATTATTTCTTTTATCACAATAAACTTTCAGCTCATCAAAAGTAGGTGGTTTAAATATATAATTATTTATTTTAATTTCTTTATTCTTATTAATAGTTGTTGGATTACTTGCTGACTTGCTGTCAAAATCTTTCACAACTTGTTGTTCAATTTCTTCACAACTTATCAGATGAATTAAAATTTCGTGATTAATCATAAAAAATTGTCTTGCTGGTGTTCCTTTGCGTTTTGTGACAATGATCTTGTGTTCACGTAACACTTTCAATGCTTGTCTTTGTTTGTATGCGCTGAGAGTTGTATCTCTTTCAATATTTTTTTCTGTATTAAAAAACCATTGTGAATTTTCAAAATAATGATTTTTGGAAATTAAATCAGCCAATAATAAAGTTGCTTCAATTCCAATTGATCTTGCAAGTTTTTTGTTTACAATATAAAATGCTGTTGAACTTAATAAATTTATCATAATTGAATATCAATTTTAATTTCGTAACCCTCAAATATAGCTTTTATTTTTTCAACATTTTCGCACATATCAGCATAAATTGTTCTGAAATTGTAAGTGGTTGAACCAGAAGTAATTACAATTGTGACTCTACCATTTTTTGCAACCATTTTGTTTTTCAGCAATATTTTTCTGATTTCTGGTTTTCCTAAAATCGGTGCTGACTTCTGATCTGAATAAATATTTTCATAAAGTAAGTTGAATTTATCTCTGTACTTTGCCCAATTTCCATAAAGATTTTGATGCATTTTCAACCAATGATAAACACAAGTACGGTCGCGGTTCAATGCCTCAGCAATTACTTTGTGATGTATTTTATGTTTTTCTGATGCGATTTGACAAATACAAATTCTTGCTAAATTCAAATCTTGTTTACGTGATTTACTCAATAAAGAGTACAGAGGTAAATGAAAAACCTCTGACGCTTTATTGATTATTGAATTTAACTGCTTGGTGTCAGTTATATTTATTTGCATTCTAAAATGGCAAATCTGTTTTGTCAGCCATTGACATTCCAGATTTTTCTCCAACTCCATTTTCAGCTGAAGATTTTTCTGAATAAACCCAATTAACAAACTGATCCGCAACTTTCAAAACTTCTTCCACTTCCATTTCTCGGTCTGATGCTGAAAATTCAATTGCAGCTTTTAAACTTGATTGTTTTACTATCATTTTTTGAATATCAACTCCACCTTTGGGTGCTGGTCTTCCAACAAACTGATTGTTCTGACCACTTGGCTGGAAGTCAGAAAATGGTTTGATCTTATGAAAATCTTTTTTTGATGTATCATAAGTATATGGTGCTTCTTGACCAACCACAAATTTAGTTTGAGTTTCAGTTTTACTCATATACTGACCGTGATCTCCATTTTCCATTGTGATTTCCCACTTGTATAAAAGTCCATATTGACTTTCCCAAGTTCCGTTTCCATTTACTGATTTGACTACTGCTTTTTTTACTTGATCCATAATTATTTATTTGTTTTATTTTGCCTACTCTTTTTAAGTTTTTCGGCTTTCACTTTTTCTAATGTCTTGATTCTAAATATTATAACTTTTGTATTACAAAAATCACAACACAATCCTTTTTTTAATGGCTCCGCATTATTTCCGAAACCAATTTTTTTCTCTTGACAAATTACACATTTATATTTCATAATTTAAAATTTATCAATTAATTTATTAAGTTCCTTTTTTAAGTATGGAACTCGTTCTGATTTCTCTTTTGGCAAGATCACAAATAAATTGCTTTCCGTTTCTTTGCAAAGCAAATCTAACATTTTTTCTAATTTATGTTCTCGCATTTCCAATAAAACCCATTCTTTTAATCTCTCTTTCATAATTCCTCAATGTGTTTAATCACTTGCTTTTTGATATATTCTTTCTCGCACAAACCTGAGTTCAAAAAAGTATAAGCATCCATAATTATGGTTTTTTCTTTTTTCACGGGTTCGTCCAAAGACAAAGAATTTTCATAATATTCCAATGTCAAATAAATCTCATTGTCGTGACAAGCAAAAGTTGTGATGTCGGTTGCATACAGAAAATCTGGTTCCGGTTTTTTGCAGCATTTTTTCTTAGTACATTTTTTCTTTGCCATTATTTCAATTGTTTAATGAATTTGTGCATTTGGTTTCTCCAAACATCTTCTGTAATTGGATCATTGCTTGCATCAAAAGCACAAGTTATGGTTGAAAAATGATATTCAAAACCTTCACTTGTGTCTTTTAAATAATCAGCAACAATTTTTCCGTCCACAACTCTCACTCTATAATACCAAGTTTTGAAACCTTTGTCCCATTTAAAATATGCTGGAAGATCACTTGCTTTATATTGTTTTATTTTGCTCACTCTTTCTACAACATCAAAAGTCAATTCTTTTGCTTCTTCCAGCTCATTAATTTTTTCTGTCATTAATTTATCCACTTCTTGTAAGTTGGATATTTCTACTTTTAGTTCTTCGTGTCTGATTTTGTCCATTTTTTTATTTGTTTAAGTCCTTCAATTTATACTCTTTTGATTTTATTTTTGCTTCTGTTTCTTTTTTTGTTTCACCAAGAAATATATTTCTATATTTTCCTGTGGTTCTGCTGTAATCCCAAGCATTTTTGTCCAAAGTCACTTGTTCATATTCTAAACCATCTTTTTGCTTCCATTCTTTGACTGCAATTAATGTGTCATAAGATTGAAACATTTTTTTGTAATTCATTGTGATAATGAATTGATTTGCAATAAGATTTCCATTTGATGAAATCATATTTTTTACATTTAATTTTGTCATTTTCTTTATTTTTTTAGTGGATCATTAAAAAAAGCACCCATTTTGAGTGCTTTTTGTGATACTTTATTTTGAATAATCAGGTGTTATTTCAAGATTTGTTGCATAGTTTTCTCGTACATAATCAAAATCAACTTTCATCATTTTTCCATTTGAATTTTTTACAATGAAAGGATATTTGTGTGAACGACTTGCATATCCAAATAATTTGAAACCGTCTTTGTCAGTTTTTTCCAAATCATAACCATAAATTTTATTGATTGATAATAAGTCAAGTTCAATTTTTGATTTTGCACCAGAATTTCTAATTTCCATTTTCATTGAAAAACTGACTTCATCAAAAGAAATATTTCCTTGTTTGATTTTAATTCCGAATTGTGCTTCTAAATGATCTGTTGATTTTTTAAGTTCTTCTCTGAACTTCCGTAGATTGACTTTGTTCATTTCCATTTGTCGTTTTATGTATTGATTAATAATATGCAAATATAGACAATAGAAGTGACATTTCAACACATTTTAGTTGAAAAGTTGCTAACAACTGAAAGTTTATGCTTATCTCAAAAGAAGCGATTTAAAGGACTTTGGGGTGCAAGTGATATATTACACTACCTTTGCATAGTAAATGCCTTAGAAGTCGTTATTTACCCCAAGACCATTGGCTCAATTAGTGGCATTTTGCCACTATCCAAAACGACTCCACATCCCAAAATTGGTTTTGCTGTATGGAATTTTGCATATCCATAAGCGAAACTTTTATAATCAATTCCACAAGGACATTGCATTCCCCATTTTAGATCAGTCAATGAAGCTGTGAAATCAACAAAAGCTTGGGTGTGAATATGGCCCTGAACCATTGAACTTCCCCAATTCTGAACTCGTTTAATAATTCCTTTGCCAGAACATCCTGTTCCGTGAGTATATAAAACATTGTCGTGAACAAATTGTTCTTCAAATTTCCAAGTTGGGGTTCCCAGAACTTCATTAAGATTTCTGACAAAACGCTTATCAATTCCTGCTTCCTCACTTTTGCGAGCAATAATTAAATCGTGATTTCCCAATGTAATAGTTGCGTTCGGAAATGCCTCAAACCAATCTTTTACTTTCTCAATTGCCTCGTCCAACTCATATTTTGCTCCTGGACTTTCTGTGGAAATTGAATGAAAAGACGAAAAATGAGAATCCAAAATATCTCCGGTAAAAGACACTTCCGAACAATTGTATTTATTATAAATATCAATACAATGTCTCAAATAATTCTTGTGAGTGTACGGTAAATGCACATCCCCAACAATCAACCTATTTACTTTCTTTTTTCTCAAACCTTCAAGAACTGTTATTTCGTGAGGTTTCAGACGAAATCTATTATTTTTTATTTGCATCCGCAATCCCCTGACCTAACACGAGGGCAATTAAAGAATATAGAATTGATTGTGAAACCTCAGGGTCAATTCCCCAAGTGTCGCTTAAAAGTTGCACAACAATTCCAACTACTGTGTAAAGAAATTTCCGACTACTGAACATTCTTTTTAATGTTTGATAAATGATCCATTTTTGCATTTTACTTTTTTTTAAATTAATAAGTCCAAACCACTTCTTGTGATTTTTCTTTGTCTAAATCTACGTGAATAAAAGTTCCCCCCATTCCAAATCTTGTGAACCCAACTTTCATTAGTGCATTTAATATTATATATTTCTGATCCGAGCCCTTTGCACTAATATCTGCTGCAAGACCTTTTTTGTGAGCACTTGAAAAAACTCCCCCAACTTTCAAATTATGCTCCTGAGTTCTGTACCCAGAATTGATTTTGAAAGGCACATTTGCAACCTCTCTTGCAGCTTCCAATTTAGTCAAAAAATCAATGTCCATTTTGCTTCCGCTTCCAGGCAAATCAGGACTTTCAAATTCATTGAGTTCAAAATATTTTAATTTCAGTTTTGTCATTTTAAAGCGATTTAAGGCACTTAACACTACTTGTAGTACCCTACTACTAAAAAAATTACTTATCCACTTGCTTGATAAGAGAAGTAATTTCTCAATCATTTTTATCTTTTGCGTCTTTTTGTCTCTTGTGATGCAAATACTTATCTACTGTATAGATTATTGAAATCAAAAGTAGAATTATTTTAAGTGCAATTTCTATGTTGGAAAATGTCGTGACGCTTAGTATCGTGGCATTCACTCCTGTCACTTCCGCAACTTCTCTTAATGAGCTTTTTATCGGCATTTGATATATATTTTTTTAAAGCCAATTCATTTTTTCGTTTTGGCCTGTATGTTATTTTTTTTAGCAATTGTCGCAATTATTTGGTTTTTCTAAATTCATTCCTGCATAAAAGGCATTTTTATCAACAGGCACATCACAAGTTGTGGATTGTCCATAAAGAGGATAAGTTGAATTTGAGCAACATAAGAAATCCACTAATCGTTTTGTATAAAATTCCGCCGTGTTTCGCACTTCCTCTCGCAAATCTTGGGCGTCTGTTCTGGACAATGCCTGTCCACTTTCTGAGGTTTTTGCATAAATATTTCCATTTTGGATTTTGTATCTTAAAAAAGGTATGCATTCACAAAACCCCCAATGCACAAGCATATCCGCAATGTAATCATCCAACAAAATTTTATATGGCTCATTGCCTACGTCTCCTACTGTGCCTGCTGAAATCAATCCTGATATGTGGTCAAACAATTGAGTTCCCAATTTAGGAACCAAATATTTTTTTTGACTAACTCTCACATAAGGTAGTAAAAAATCAACATCCACATTTCCCTGAATGGCTGTGCTCTCCTTTAATTTGTCTTCGCTGATGAAAAGTATGTAACTCATTTTATTCTATTTTTTTATCCGTATTTTTCTCTAAGCCAATTTTGGTAGAAACCTGCACCTGTTAAATGTTTTGGTGCCACAGGAACTTCATACTCATTTGCCGGTGGTCGAAATCCTTGACTTCTTGCTGAGGTTGTGGAAATTATTTCTGCACTATCAATGTCATAATTCTCTCCAATTCTTGTTTTATAAATTCTTCGGTACCACCGGTGGAAACAGTTCCCACCGCCTTTATATAAAAAGATGTCATAATTGTCAAGTCCATAAGGGCCCCAACCAGGATTTGCGCTGATCTCACTCAAACTTCCCATAAGTCCACCGTCTGCGCTTGGAATAAGTTGTTCTTTTTTATAAACTTTCCCTGAATTGGAAGCCCACATCATTGCATCACAAAAATCTCTGCTTGAACTTCCGCTTTTATAAAATAAACTTCTGTCTCTATTATAATGGTATCTCACTCTATATAATGCATCTCTATTGTCTGTCTGTTTACTTCCCCCGTCTTGTGATCCACGCGCATTCACATTTCCACTTGCCCGTGTTTTTACTAAATTAATTTTTGCCAATCCATTTAATTCACTTTCAAAATCAAATTGAGGGTGTTCATCTCCAACTTCGCTATCATCCACAAGTTCCCAATCATCTGACATTATTTCTCCATTTTCCGACAACCATTTTTTCAAGTCAGTTTCTTGCACTTTGGACAATTTGTGACATTTACTCAATGTGCTTGTTGGATTTGTGATCTCATCCTCTCCGTCTTTTAGAACATCCCCTTCCAATGCTTCCAATCCAAGTTCTTCTCTGATTTCATCAGTCGTCATAACCGTTCTCATATCATCAATACCAAATCTTGAAGTGATTGGTTTGGACTGAACAAAACTTAGTGGCAAATACATTTCATTAATATCAAGAATTTTATGTAAAGTTTTCATAAGATGAGTTTGATACGGCATTATTACGGAATTAAGATAAACTTCGAAGGCGCTGTTTAATTCTTCGGCATTATTTCCGAGACCTGTATCAGATTTAATACCCATAAGCATTGGACTGGTCACTCTGTGAGAAACTAAAATGTTAGAAGTCATTAGTTCTTGCAATGCCAAATATTGTTTATCCGCATTTGACATTGCAATTGGTGTGATCTCAGGAATACGGTCTTTGCTTTCTGAAAATGTTAAAATAAAACGTCCACTCGCATTGGTTCCCGTAAATTTCTCAGTCAAACTTTTTTCTATTGCAAATCTTTCTTCCTGTGTTGGAACTCCATTCGCAAAAGAAATAAAATATGATCCTGCAAAACCATTCTGTATATTGTTTAAATGAAACTCAGCAATATTCTGATCTATTAAAGCCCAATTGCATCCACCTACATAATCTGGCACATAATAAATATCCATATTTGGCGAATATCTTCCTGTATATAAAATTTGATTTGGTGTTTCAATTTCAGCTGGATTGAATGCTGGAACCATTTTTGGCTCATTCTCTCTTAGATTTGACCAATCAGATGAAATCCAATATTCAGTCACTTGTCCTGTCTCATCTGGTTTTCCTGCTCGTAATCTTTCCACCGGAATGTGATAAATCTCACTAATGGATTTTTTATCCTTAGACCAAATAATGTTGATTGCGTACCCACCCTGAAGCTTGAAGTCAAAAGATAATTTTTTTACTACTTCGTGCAAAGTTTCTGTTGGATTTGCATTTGCCAGGAATTTCTGTAATTTCACATAAGCGTCCAATGTGTAATCCAAGTCTTCCTCACATTGTAAACTGTCTCCTGCAATCATATCAGAAGTGGCATTAATTATTGCTGCGTGAGTAGAACTATTGTAGAATAAATCAATTAAAAATTGTGGATAGGCGTTGGCACATTCTTCTGTTCCATATTCCACCCATTCTCTTGAACTGCTTTCCCTAACTTTTGGCGCAGTTTGAGTTTCCAAATTGACATTTAAAATTGTATTCTTATTCTCCATTGTATATATAATTATTAGTTGCTGGTTCTTCGTATTGAATGTAAGTAACTTCTGTTGGAACTTCTTTGACTTGCAATTTTCCTTCCTCTACAATCACTCCAAGCACCCCCCCATAAGTTTCTGGATTTGGACCTTCCTCATCCCATACATCCAAATCTCCTGTAAAATCAAAAGGTGCATACATTTCTGCAATGCAGTCAAATGGTTCTTCTTCCCAAGTTATAGTAATTCCATTTGCAAAATATACTTCACAAATTTCATAATACCAAAAACCTGCTGGTTTCAAACATATCAACCCCTGATAAACATTTGCACCTGCGCAATTTTGTTGGAATGTGATTTCAGAATATTGATAGTTTGATCTGGAAAGTCCAAAATCCACAATTCCGTCAGTCGTTGTATATCCTTTTGGATAAGCGTAAATTGTGCGGTCGTTCATATCATTTGTGAACTTCACTAAATATGTAAGTGTATTCCTATTGATTACATTGTTGGTTGTGTGTGCGGTTCTTTGCACAGGCCTCACTTCAAATGTAGTTGGGTTTACGTTTCTGACTGCGTGTATCATATCTATTAAAGTAAATTGGGTGGATTTATTTGTATTCAAAAAAAAAGGTGGTCACAATGACCACCCCTTTTAAACAAATAAAGAAATTCTTTTAACTTGTAACTATGTTGATTGGTCCCCCACTATCAATATTGTCAAATGGTGTTGTTGTATAATCAGTAACCATAACCATTGGATAAGATTGGTTGGCTTCAAATGTCCATTCATAACCGTTGAAATCTCCCATTGCCGCACCGGATGAATTTGTGCCCCCTGAAATAGTGCATCCTGCATCAGTTCCAACTGCAATGATTACATTTTTTCCTGTTGCGTTTACTTCATTTAATTCCACGAAACAAAGTAAAGTATTTTGAGCAATTAATTTCAATTCATTCTGATCTTCTTTGGTCAGTTTATGAAGTTTTACAGTCACAGTTGGGGTGTAAAAAACAGTTCCATTTTCTGCGGATGCTGCGACTGCTTCTGACAATCCTCCTGCTCCACGTTTCATTGAATATCTGTAAAGATCAGACACTCCTGCAATATCTGTAACCACAGAACTTGCGTGTGTTATTGTTGCTGGTTCATAGGCGCAAAAGTAAACATATTTTACTCCCCCTGTGGTGGTCAAACATCCACCCAATCCCCGTCCTTTCGTTAAATCACAATCAAATGGCATAAGTATATTTTTTTTAGATTAATTATTCAATTTTAAATTATTTTTGCCAAGTAATATCCAATGCATAACCTGATTGAACTGCTAATGAATACTTAGCTACAATTCTAATATTATCTGAACCATTAATCGGTGCCATATCTAAAACTCGTATTTCAGTTTGATCCGAAAATAAATCTGCGCCTGCAAATAAATTGGATGCCTGAGCAACACAAGCGTTATCATCTGGAATGCCAGGACAAACTGCTATTTTACAACCCTCAAAATAAGGTTGGTAAGTATCATTCATTGAATATGCATTCACATATCCTGCTTGACTAATCGCTGCAATATACATTCTGTAAGTTGTCGGGTTCATATACATATATAAATCCTCAGAAATTTTAGAATAAACTGCACTTGGTACCGCAGTCAATAAAGCTGATAAGTCACTTATAATTGTTGCGACTGCGTATGTTCCACCTGTCGGTGCTGGTGCTGCAGTAACAGCATCAGCAACAAATAATCCTGTTGCTGCAGTCATAAACCCTTCAAACTCTCCTGCTGTCGCAACTGCTCCATTCCAAATACTATTTTCAGCATTTTCTGCAATAATTCCTGCAATTCTGCTTAATAGGAAAGTTGAAAAATCAGGACCCATTGCTGTATTCCATTGACCGGCTTTCATTTGTTGTGCTTGCCAATCGTCAATTAAGTCCGCTTTACAAATTTCATAATTGATTTGTAAAGGAACTGGTTTGAGAATTTTTTCAGTCATAGTAAGATCACCTGCTGATGTCCAATCACAAGAACGTGCTGTAACTAAACTTCCCTCTCCTGTTCTCCCCCCTGTAAGTTGAGAAATTGAACGCTGGTATTTAATGTTTTCAAGTAAAGTCATATATTCCAAAGACTTTGCTTCTTTTAATGCTGCAGCAATATACTGACCAGCGTGATCTCCAGAATAATTGCTCGTAATCGCTAATGATGATGCCATAATATTATTTTTTTAATTTTGTTTTTTATTATTTTTGTTGTAAATTGTAATTAAACCTTTCAACTGAGGACAATTGATTATAAGCTTCTGTGCTTAATTTTTCTACTTTTTGTCCTGTTCTTCCACTTCTGAATTTATTGAATTGAACTCTTGATCCAGATGCTTCGCCGGATAGTTTTTTGATTTGTCTTTTCAATTTTGCATTTTCAGTTTTTGCTTCTTTCATTGCAGCTTTTACAACTTCAATAATTAAAGTTTTTACCTCTTTCATCAACTGTGATTTTGCTTCAACTGCTTCTTCTGTACTTTCAGTTTCTTCTGTTGGTGCTTCTTCTTCCTCAGTCAATAATTCTGCCACAATTCCTTCTTCTTCCACAGTAAAACCAACTCCATCTTCCGTCTCATAAGAACCAACAGGCAAAGGCATAGTCGTTCCGTCCTCTGTTAAAATTCCAATATCAACTCCTGCTTCTAATTCTGGTGCTGATGAAACTACAATCGTTCCGTCAGTTAATTTTGCTTGCCACTCTAAGGAAATTTTATCCAATCCTAATGCGACTAAGATTTGTTTTTTTAAATTCGATTTTGCCATTTTGATGTTTTTTTTAAGGTATGTTTGGTTATTAAAGTATTTATTTAAAGTTTATTTGATTTTCATTTTACGAAACCCCCACCCAAGTAATTCTCTCGTGGTTTACATCATCTTCTAATTTAGAAACCAAATTGTGATATTTTTCTGTACTGATGTCAAGTCCTAATGCTTCTGCTCCACTTTCTAATGAAGAAATTTGTTGATTTAATGTATTGATGATTTGTATTGCTTGCCCTTCCCAATATGATAAATCTTGTTCTGCTTCATCATATTGACTTTTAGCTTCATTTTCTTCTGCAACCAAATCTTGCATTACGTCTTCAATTCCGAACATTTTATCCATTTCTTCTTCCATTTTTCTTTCCTGCTCAGCTCTCAAATCTTCTACTGCTTGATTTGCTTCATCCACTTTCTCCATTTGCTTATGCTTTTCAATAAGAACACTTTCTACATACATAATTTTTTCTTCGTGAGCACCGTGCATAGCGGATAAATCTCCTAAAATTCCCTGTCCTTCTGCATAAGCTTCATCCAAAGACGATAAAACACTTAACATAATGTGATTACTTCTGCCAGAAGTTTTCATTTGTTTTGTAGTTGATTGAACGTTTGCTGTAAATCTATTTAAATCCATATTCTTTTTTTTTAAAAATTATTTCTAAGACCAGAACTGCTCTATTTTTCTTTCCCACTCATCAATTTCGTCTTGTAAATTGATTAATTGATTTTCTAATTCAGCAACTTCTCGTGGTGTTTCAAGACCAAGTTCATCAATGGTTCCAATTAAATCATCTAATAAACTTTCTGCTTCTCCGTGATACTGAGCCATATCAAATCTCACAATATCTCTTGCTTTTACAATTGCAGTTTGTGCTTTGTCATATTCTTCTTCCACAAATTCTCCCAACCAACCCTGACTGATTTTTTCTTCAATATCATCCATTCTTGACAATGCAATTCTGTATGCTTGCGGATGATTTCTCATTTTGATTTTGATACTATCTTTTAAAGTGGTAAAATATTTTGGTGGTATTCGTTTCATAATTTCTTAATTTAATATTTCATTTAGAGCACTCAATATTTCGTGATCTTTTGGTGTTTCTTTTGTCAATGTTTCTAATCGGTCTACAAAATATCCTTCTATGGAAATTCCTTTTAACTCACCCTCTAAAACTTTCTCCCAAATTTCATCATTTTCGATTTTCATTTTTACCATCCAAGTTCCTTTTTTTAATTTGTACCCATAAAGATTTGATTTGTCTTGTTCTGGGTCCTCAATGATCCAACTTTCTGTGGTCAGCACTCCTGAAACTCTTTCTTCGTGCTGATATGTTGCTTTGTGATGATTATTGTATCTCAAATACATTTCACTCGCTTTTTTTACCGTCTCTTTGGAAAAATAAACATAATACTCACTTTCAGTATTGGGGTCGAAGCGGAAAATATTTTTATCTGGCACAAGTGCCGGCGAAATTATTTCACGAGAATATTTATCAATCTTTGACATTGTAAGATTTTTCCTTTGTTTATTAAAGTAAACAAAATCAATTTCTATTGCTGGTGCTGAGACCAAACTAATGCAATCAATTGACAATTCAGCATTCTCGTCAGAAATAACCAACTCTGTAATTTTAGTCAATTTCTTTTTTATCATAATTATTAAAGTATTTTATTCATTTATATTTGATTTTAAACACTTGCACGTCTTCTAATGTTTGCCAATTGTTCTTGACTATCTGTCATATCATCTGTGACCACATAAGCTTGCGTTGCGCCTGGTGCCTCTCCACTTCCAAGTTCAAAAGCACCCCCAACCATTTCTGGTGCCAATTCTGCTACTTCTGGTTCTGCATCTCCACCAATTGCTGCACTCACATCAGGTGCCGCACCTTCAGGACCACCCCCACCCCCACCGTCACTTCCACCGTCAGGGGTTTTTGTTGCATATATTTCTTTAACATTCGCATATCCTGCCACAAGTGCTGCAGCTGCAGCAATCCCACCAAGAACAGGACCGACAAAAGGAATTGGTGCAAGAGAAGCGAATGCACTTGTTGCTCCCTGCAATGCTGAAATTGTTGCTGATGCTGCAGCTGCAGCTTTTCCTGCTTTGCTTTCTTTCCCCATTATTGTGGAAATTCCGTCAAATGCCTGTTTTGCCATATCAACTTTGGCCTTCATATTGATCTTGGCCATTTTCTTGTCTGCTTTGTCTGCTGCCTTATTTATAGCATCCTCTTTCTTCTTATATTTTTTATTGATCTCAGCAATTATTTTTTCAAAATTTTCGTGTTCCATTGCTGCAGCAATATCCTTTTCTTTTTGAATTTGCAATTCCATTAAAGCGTGTTCACGAATATTCTCAATGCTTGCCAAAAGATTTTCTTGCTGTAAATCGTATAAATATTGCTCGTCTTCTAATTTCTTGTCGTATGCTTCTTGCTCTAATATTTTTTGTTCTTCTAACATTTCTGCATTTGCCAAATCTTGTTCTAATTTCATCTCAGCAATCTCTGCTTCAACATCCGCACGTTCTGACAATAATGCAGTTAATTCTGCTTGCGCTTCAACATTACCCTGATTTAATGCAAGTTCTCTTTCTGCTTCTGAAATTGCAAGATCAGCCATTTCCAATCTGACTGATGCCTGTTCTTCTAAGATTGCTTTCATTTCTTCAGCTGCAGCTTTTCGTTCTTCAAAAGTTGCACTCTCATCATCCCTTATTCTTTGCTGCATTGCGAGGTCTCTGTCGTATGCTGCAATTTTACTTTCTAAAATTGCCCTTAATGCGATTGCTTGATTTTGTGCTTCCGCTAATGCACCACTTGCTGCATAAGTTGCTGCAATATCAATTTCAGCAATTCCGTCTGCTGCCTTAGAAACAATGTCTCCAATCTCTCCAATTGCATCTCCAATATTATTCACAACATCTTTCCCTGCATCAATTGCTGCCTCTGCAACTTCTACCATTGCATCTTTTGTTTCAAGTATTCCTGCTCTAAGATTTGTAATTTTACTCACATCTCCTGATCCAAAAATAGAAGTTTCCCAAGCCAACATCAATCCCTGTACTGCTAATTTGATTGTATAAAATGCCATTTTCAATGGTGTCAATCCAATTGTGATTAATCCCTTCACTACCTTTGTCAATCCGTCAAATCTGTCACTTGATGCGGTCACCCACTCATAAACATCCACCAAAACATCTGCAACTTGTCCAAAAACATTTGCCACAGTTGATGTGACTTTCTCAATCAAGTCCATTGCCTTCTTATTTTTCTTCAATCCCTGCCAAAGAAGTGCAAGTGCTCCAACAATCATCCCAATTCCTAACGCTTTGAATGCACGACCAACCATTTTTGTGGCATTCCCCATAAGTTTTGTTGCTAATGTGCCCTTTTTTGTGGCCTTATTTTTCTTCTTTTGTGCTTGTTCCGTCTTTTTAATTGCTTTTTCCAAACTCTTTTCTTCACGAACTGCGGTTTTCATCTCTCCATTTAACTCTTTTAAGCCAAGTTTTTCAAGTTTGATTTCATCTTTTGTTGCTTTTATCGCTTTTTCCAACTCAAAAAACCCCGCTGCACCTGTTTTTGGGGTGTCTCTGAGCTTCGCTTCCATTCCAACCAGGTCTTTTTCCAGATCAATTATCACTTGATTTTGAATATCTAAGTTCTGATTTAGATTTGATACATCAGTTTTTGCTTTTTTTAATGAAGTTGCAAAATCATCCGTATCTTTTGTCGCAGTTTTTATGTTGCTTTTGATTGAAATATCTATTACTGTACTCATAATTTAAAGATTTGTCCTTGTTTCATTAATATTCATTACTGCGTGGTGTAAAACTTCTTGTTCTTCGCACCCTGTAATCCATAATTGCACGTCTCCATAAACAGTATCTTCCCCTTCTCCTGTCGTATATTGAATAAACACAAAAGAACTGTCACAAAATTCTCCACCATTGCAAATTTCAACAGGTTCTCCAATACAAATTGTGGCCTCTCCGTCGTTATTTACCCAAATTGCCCCACTATTTTTATAAAATTTATAAGCACCACCTGATTTAAGATAGGATGTCATTGTGATCTCAAATCCAACTATGGAATTTGTCTGCAAAACCAAGTCTCCCCTACCATTTATTTTCATAATTGTGGGTGTCGCATCACTTGTAACTCCTGTAAATTGAATTTGTGATGCTTGTGCATAACCATTTAATCTCAATGGACTTTCAAAATCAAAAACTCCTGCCCCCTGCATCACTTCTCCCTGTCGTAAGATTTTTCCTTCAAGCCCAGAAATATTTGCTTCATCAATATAGTCAGAAATATCATTTCCTTTGCCTGTTATAATTCCATTTTGAACTCCCCTTCCTATGTGATTTTCTGATCCATTAATTTCATTGTAATAACTACCTTCTTTGACTTCATTCAAAACTCCTGCAATTGCATTTCCCAACTTGATTGTAGTTTTCATTAAAGTGCCAAGATTTTGTGCTGGAAACGCCTCACAAATATTTGTAGTTGGGTTCCATTTATAACCATAGGCCTCACAACTACTTTGATTGGGGGCACAGTTCACATTTCCGTCAGTAAAAATTACTTGCCCTGTTTCTGTCGTATGGCTCGGTTTTATATTTTGTCCTCTTTTGAATTTCATTATGTTATAAGTATTAATTCAACTGATGCCAACCTATCTGAATTGTATTTAATTTTGTTCACTCTGTATTCTCTATTTTTTACGAATACTGTATCGTAAAATGAAAATTCCTCTATGTCTTGCGGTGTCAATGCCATTTTCAATTTCAATACTCTCACATCAGGGTTGTATAATTCATTATAATATGGTGCCCAATAAGTATTGAAAAGGTTGTTCACAGTTGGACTTCCAACAGGATTTACTAATGGACATTCTCCAAAGTTTAAATCAATAGTATTCCCTGTTGTCGGACATTCACTTAGGTGCGTCATTTGTCCATAGACAACTGATAGCATTTGAACCCACCCACCCCATAAAAGGAACACTAATGTTATTCCTGGTGGCATTGGCTTCAATCCATTGTCATAAAGTATTCTTGGTTTATTGTCAAATGGTTGAAATTCTGTGCCTTCATCATTTGCCGAATAAATGTGAGAAACAATAAAATCTGGGTGGATCATAGAAAGTGGTGCCACCAAAGTTGGTGCGAATGGTTTGGCTGTAATTTTTTTCTCTCCTGTCAAGATACTGAAAAACTGACTTCCTGCCTCATAAGTTTTGTCTCCATAGTAATATCCTGCAAGTGCTTTTTGATATACTGAAAGTCTATAATCCTTCTCGTCGTGGTCATATCCAAAAATTGTTCTTTTTGGAATTTTATTTAATGGTTCGTGCTTGATATTTTTTAGATCAACTTTCTGCGTCCAATCCCATTTCCTACTATTTGGATTGTCAATAAAAATGTCATTATATGGCTCAATCACTAAATGGTTTGGTCTTGATGCATCAGGCATTGTAACTAAATTAAACATTTCTTTTAGGCCAGCCCAAAAATCATATTGTTTCATTTGTCCTCTTAGTCCCTGCATTAAGAAATCCATTGTTGATTGACCACCACTAATTTGAAAGAACTGAACATTTTTTTCATCTACATTGTAAATGTCTTTATAAGAGGACCAAGCCCAAGTAGTAACATCCGTATTGTTTGACAAATGTATTCCACCACATCCTGCTGATTTTCTAAATTCCCAACGGATTAAATCATTTTCTTGACAAACAATAGCATACATAGAACTACTTGCGTTTCCTGCTCCACATTCGTGATTTACACTTGGCAAAAGTGTGCAATCATTTCTTTGGTCCCAACAACTTGTAGTCGGCGTGGAACTTGGATGCATACTGTCATTGAAACTAATTGCTCCCGTATGTTCTACCACATTAAGCCCTGAAATAAAATCAGTTCTCACAACTCTCCATTCCCCTTCTGTATTATGATGAGTTCGTTTAAAACGTGGCACTCCCATTCCTATAACAGTAGTGTCATTGTATTGAATTTCCATAACTCCTGTGATAGGATCATAATAAGTATATTGGGTTCCTGCTGGGTTTTCATTGACCATATTTGGCATATTCCATTGAACCCAAGCACCTGGTGCTGTTGAACTTCCCCCTGTTGAACTTGATGCACTCCCAATCACATCAGGACTTAATACAGTAAATGTTGCTGCAAGACTTTGACTTGCTGCACCCCAATTAAAGTCCATAAATAATTTCTTAAAATAAGCACCATTTAAAAAATTACTCTCATAAGTGAACGGTGTCACTTCAAACATTTTGTCTAATAAATATTTGCAATTCACAAATGGTCTGCACATACTTTCAAACCCCATTGCAGCAATTGTGTCAGCTGGGTTTGTGATCTGAAATAGTTGAAAAGTACCCGTCCAATTTTGAACAGGATATTTCATAACATTTGTATTGTTCACTCCGAGTGCTGGATCATAAGCAAAACTATTTACATTTAGTGGGGTTGTCAATGGAATACCTACTGTATCATCCCAACTATCCTGAATGGTGTCCCAATCATAATTGTGACCGAGTTCCATAAAATCTAATTCTCCGATTGTTGATGCTTTCAAATAATCACAAAATGTAGTTGGCTCAGAATAAAGATTTATATTATAACTCACTTGCTGGTCTTTCTCTTGCACATTTATCAACTTCATCCACCCCTCAAAAATTGTGACTGTATCATCTTTAATTAATGCTTTCGTTTTGGCAAAAGGATTGAATACATAGGGGTCGTGATTTTGTGTTCTTGTCACATCAAAATAATGTGAGAAAATTATGTTGTTTCTTTTAGTTGCTGGTATTAAAAAACTTTTACTGTAACTCGCAATCTTCTCATCTACATTTGTGAAGTTATCAACTGACAAATTAAGTGGAATACTCTCATCTTTATATAAATCCAAAATTACTTGTCCGTCTGTAAGATAAGTTGTAACTGAACCTGATGCTTGAACTGGATTGTTTCTGATAAGACCGTCAGGTTGGTACTGGTCAATAGTTGGATTGTTCCTGTCAGGATAGTGGTGGGTTGAAGAAACCAAACTCACTTTTGTGATGTCTATTGTATTTCCTGCACCACCCTCTGATTGAAAAGACAATTGTAAAACTTCCAAATTTGATTGTGCTATAAAATCTTGATAGTATCTTTGGCCTGGTGTCGTCCAAACTGACAATGGATTTCCAACCATTTTTCCTGTCTCTGCATCAACCCAACCTTCTCCACCCTGCAACATTCCATTTCTACCACCGCATTGTTGCATTGTTCTTTCCCCTTCTTGAAATTCAAACCCACCTGTTATTCCTAATCTTAAATTTGATTTGTCAGGGTCTCCGCTGTAATCATCAATCGTAACCAACACTCTATAAGAATTTCCTGCTTGCAACTGATCTACTTTTGTTGCGACCGCATTTAAAGTATTTACTTCTCCTGTTTGAGTTGCATCCAATTTTAAACTTCCTGTTGCTGTGCTTGGTGGATTGGAAACATTGCTTGAACATATTGCATTCCATAAACCAATCGGCAATGAATTGTCCATTAAACGTGGAATTGTAGAAGCAAATCCTGATGCTATTGCATCAACTGTAAGATTTGTATTTAGTCCCTGATTGAATGTTGGATTTCCTAAAAATTGAGTTCCCTGATTTGGAATTTGATAAGGCACAGGACCACCATCATTTAGGATTCCATTTCCATTTCCTGTTCCACCCCCTGTGGTATTGGGTCCTGTATAAGAAAAATATCCGTCATAAATTTGTGGAAAAATTATCAGTTGTATTGCCATATTTACGCCCTTTGAATATTAGTTGGTTTGCTCTTATTTACTTTGAATTTATATTTTATTAATCCGTCATTTGCAGTTGTTTTTTTGGTATATGATTTTGAACCAACTGTAACTCCCTCAATGTATTTATGAATATAGTTTGCATAAGAAAATGCCAATTGCGGTTCGTCATCATTCCATTGGTGGATGATGTAAACATCAGAACTTGTAAATAATTCTTCTAACCACGCTGCGGTTTCTTGATCTATATAATCTGTGTTTAAATCAACACTCTCCTTTGTTTTGTTTATGAATATTTTGTCTCCGCCTAAATGGTCGTATGGGTTCCAAAATTGTTCATTCCAAGTTCCGCCCAATTGAGAATATGTGACGCCTTTGGTTTTCCATTTGTGAACGTTTTTCTTTGTGAATGTGTAATAGTCCCAAGTTCCCATTCTATTTAGCCAAGTCAATCTGACGCTTTCAAAATTGTGACAATCATCTGAAATTATTTCAAAATTGTATCTTCTGCTGAGTGGTCGAAATCCCTCTCCCTCATTATCTTCTGATGCGAATACATCATAGCTAACGGCACTTGCTGGCCAAGTTTGATTTCGCCCTTTCATATTTGCAAGCCCGTGTCCAAAGTAAACTAAATTTGTAGCAACATCAATATGTATTGGGTGCTCTGCGCCACCATTGACGTGAGTGTTTTCATACCAATTGGATTGGACTATTGCGCCTGTCACATCAAAAAATTCAAGTGCAATTCCTGGAACCCAATTGTCAAGTCCTGGATAGGCCCAATCTGGCATTGTTTCAATGTCATAAAACCCACTATTTTTAGGACTTTCAACTTTTAAAAGATTAAAGAACGCTACGGTGCCATAATCATTTTCTCTAATCTTTTGTTTGACAGGCATATTAGTAACGAACCTACCACCCTCAGCACTTCCTGCTGTGCCTCTTATTATATAATCTCCTGAACCGTCTTCATAATTAAAATCTTGTGGATTGTAACCAATGTAATTTTGCACCCCATTTCCTGTCGGATCAGAACTTGTGAGTGGATTTGTATTTGATAAAACTCCATTGAAAACAAAATTCTCATTGATGAACGCTGTTTGCGACCAATCTTTTTCTATATTACCTGTTGCTGTGTTTAAAAATTCAATTCCAAAATCAACTAAATATGTGTGCATATTATGGCGATTGGTACAAAACCTATCAATCAAATGTATTGCGTGAGGTTTTGAATTTGTGTATGGAACTTGCTTGAACGTGGAAAAATTATTTGGGTGGTCAATGTCAGTTCCTCGTCTTCCCTGATAAGTTGGTTTTGCATAACTTTCTATAATTGTTCCAATATCAAATATTCCAACTCCTGCTGCATTTGGACTTGTTTTTAAAGTTGCTAAGACTGACCAATTTGCTAAACTCTTTCCACCCCAAATTGAACATAAGAATTTTACATTGCTTTCATTCAAAACTGTATTCTGAGAAGCTATTGTGTAAACAATGTTTTGCCCTACGCATAGGAATTGAAATAATGGTTGCTGTACTATTGTGAGTGCCATATCTTTTTATTTTGTGATTATTTTCATTTCTCTGTCAAAATCATCTTTGAATGCAACTCCATAACCTTCATCTAATTTTTTTATTCCATTCATAATTGCGTTTTGAAAAAAACTTATTCCGTGCATTCCTTTTATATAAATTGCCCTGCTTATTAAAAATGTCAATGATTTATCTGTGATATATTGACCACCTCTATTTCCTGCTGATTTCCATTCTTTTAGAACTCTACCTTTCAGTCCTTTGGTTTTTATCCACTTGTATATGCCTTTCCTCAATCCACCACCACCTGATTTTCCAAATTGATATGGACTGTCTTTCCGTTTGCCTTCATAAGTTATATACCACCTACGACCACCATAAGATTGGTCTGCTATGGTTCCCCCCTTCCCCTTAACTCCTTTGTCTTGGAAATTTCCATAATCAGCCATTTTAAAAAAAACTGTGATCTCTCCTTTGCTTGGCACAATATCATAATCAATAGTGCCTTCCAATTTCGTGGAACCTTTTTTGGTTTTTAGATTGCTCTTTGCCTCTGCAACTATTTCTCTTGCAATACTTTCCAAATACTTTTCTTGCTCAATGGTAAGCATTTTTTAGCTTGGCTCTATTTCAGTTGATGCAACAAATATTTCAATATCAACATCTTCTGTTTCATTGGCATTGTTAATTTCAATATAAGAAACATTTTGCAAAGCATCAACATAATTCGGTGCTGCACTTGAACCAAGTGTTCCAGCTGAACAATCCCAAATCATTGTGCTTTGTCTTGGTTCTAATTGTACTCTGTAACTGTTCGCCCCCTCTGCGTCCTCACATTGACTTTCCAATCCATTTCCAACAAATGCACATTCTATTGTGTGTGTTGAACTTAAATTTGTAACTCTGACATATATTGCATTTGTGTATGCAAATTGAGAATACTTAATTGCTGATGCTGGGGTTGATCCAAAGTTTGCAATTTTTGTTGTCGCTGTTGCAAGGCAAGTTTTTACATCAGATGAAGTTTGTGTAACTCCTGTAATGGAACAAACATTTGTACTTCCTCTCACGCTTCCATTTAACGTGATACTTTCTGTGACGGTGCTCGTTAGTGTGGCCATAATTTTGATTTTTTATTTTAATCTATTTTTAATTCTTTTGTCTTATTGAACGCAACTTGAAACTGCGTCATCTTCTGTTTCTATAAAAGGACTATCACAAGCCGGAAAATCATATTGAACATAAACTCCAAAATCTAATGTCCACCCTGTAACTGCATTGTCAAATCTTTCTGTGAATGGATTAAATATGAAATCTCCTTTTATATAATATTCTGGCAATGCGTCTTCCCAACCTACTTGTGCTTGGTCTTTCAACATACTGCCATTTTTAAATTCATTCACAATATCAAGTAGAATTTGCAAAGTATCTGATTGAACTTGTTGCTGATTGCTCTGACTTGGTTCCACCAAATCCATAATTATTAATTGGAAATTGAAAACCATTTCTGCATCTTCTGTTTGCACATTGTCAGTCACTAAATGAAAATATGGATATGTAGTATTTTTTTCCAAATCTACTGCCCAAATATCTCCACTATCAACTTGCTCCACAAATTTATGTTTCCAAGCAATGCACAATAAAGTTTCAATTACATTGTTAAAAGTTTTATAACCAACGCTGTCGTGTGGAAACTGATCTGTGACAGAAGTTTCACTTTGATTTCTCCACATTGCATATCTACTTTCATTTGCCATTTCTAATATTTTTTATTGTGTCGTCTTTGTTGCTTTTGTGTTTCTTCCAAGTCTGTTTCATAACATAACCAAGTCAAACAAGTATATAATTCCATTTTCACTATGCTTTCTAAATTCCTGATATTTCCATTTGTCAATCGATACATCACTCCGAACCATCCCCAGCGTTTTGAAAATGTTTCGTCTGTGTTTCTGACTGTTTCACCTGGCTCGTATTCTCTTTCAGTTTGGTCACCAAATACTGTGGCAAAATTAGCAAGAGTTGTTTTGCGAAACTCCAAAAAAAAACCAGAGCACTTTCAACTATTGATGCTGGCATCTCTTTAAATTCCTGTATGCGCATTGGTTTTGTGCTCGTGTCGTATGCTTCAATTGTATAAAAATTATCTTTGGTTTCTAAAACAGGACGGTATAAAATTGCCATAATCTTTGCAAGATTTTCTTGCATTCCGTCTGTGATGCACGTCTCCAAATCCGCCCACTCCCCCAATGTGATTTCCTGTAAATTAGGATGAAATCCGTATTCAACATCATTGAGTGTAAATCTATTTCTCAGATCACTATTAGCTCTACTTTGAATATCAGCCAATTTTGTGAGCAAAGAATTTACATCAGTCAATGAAAATTGTTTGATTAAGTTTGTTGGCATATCAGATAAATTCTCCAACATACTCAATGCTTCATTTGCTTTGCCCTGCTCTCCATTATGTGCTGCAACAAGCTCAGCCCATTTATCCAACGTCACGTCTTCCCAAGAATTTATGATGTTAAATGTTTGTTTCTTTCCGTCTTTATCGATTTTGACTTTCATAATAGTTAAAGTAAAAAATGAATATTTAGTTTAAAATTAGGTGACGTGATATATTTTTATATATTTGCACCACTTGTTTTGGTAATAAAGTGCAATATCCTTTTGTCGTAAACCTGAATTGCACGAAATTGAAAAGAGAGTGCATTCCGTAATGTGCTCTCTTTTTTATTGCACAAAATACTTCCCATAATTTCCGTCAATCTCATAAAACATTCTCATTGCCATTGCATCAGCGTAGTCTGGTGATCTGCCAAGAATATCTTTAACTTCATCTTTTGGAATCAATTTTAATTTATTGTCTTTGTCTGCATCTTTGGTTCTGACTTGTTCAAGTTCTTCAATTATATATTTTTCAATATTCACATCAGGACAATCAATTCCAATTTGTCCTTTGTTGATTAAGTCAGCCAACTTATAATAGCATTGTGTTTTTAAGTTTTGATAGTTCTCTTTCTTTAATGGTTTTGAATTATTGACAAAACCTCTGCATCTCATAAAATCTTTTGCGCCACCACCAACTCCGTCTTCATCAACAATGATATTGTTTAAATTGACTTCATATTTTTGCTGTAAGATTTTCAATTGATTTACGACCACATCAATTGCTGACCTGTCCAATGCTTTTATATATTCAATGTGTAATCCATTCCAAACCATAAACACAGTTTTGTCTGCACCAAATCTTGCAACATCACAAGTGATATATTTCCCACCAAGTTTTCCAACGGATGAAAATAAATTAATGATGCTGTCGTAATTAATCAAACTGTCGTTTGTTGTATCGTATTCCCAATTTCCAAATAATAATCTTTGTTGCGAAACCTCATCCAAAGTTTGTAATTGTGATTTGTAATGTTTGCTGATGTATTCATTATCATCCACCAAACTCTGAATAAATTTTCTATGGATTGGCAATGTGCCTTCCTTTGCTGGTTTGTAATATTTTGTATAAGTCCAATTCTTTGAGGGGTTGCAAGTCATTAATAATTTTGGTTGGATATTGAACTCATCTAATTTGTATCTCAATCTTGATGCAACAATATTTTTTGCTTTCTCTGTAATTTGATTTGCCTCGTCTATAAATGCTGCAGTAATTTCTAAACTTCCAAGAGAATCAAAATTTCGGTCTCCTGGATATAAGAACAAATCCTTCAATAAAATTTCTGAACCATTGTAGAATGTGATTATGTTTGATGATCCATTGAAACTATAATGCTTGCCTGATTTAAATTTCCACTCCTCACATATTTCAAAAAATGTATTCAATGTAGTTTTCTTTAAACTATCAAGCTTTGATCTTGCTAATAAATATCTTGTCTTTGGATATTTGATTGCCAATAAAATTATCCAAGCACAACCCAAATAAGACTTCCCCCCACCTGCTGCGCCCCCAAATAAAACCTCAGTCGTTTCATTATCAAATAAATATTCTATTGCGGTTTCTTGGGTGCTCGTAAATTCAGTATCAATAATCAACGCCTTTGATATTTACATTAATTTTAATCGGTTCGTCTCCTGAACTCAAATCAATTTTGTTGGTTTCATTCCACCCCAATTGTGTTTTTGCTGCGTGAATAACTACACTCGGAACTTTGTCTTGTACGCATTCATAATATTTTGATTTGATAAAATCTTTTTGAATGTTCTGAACTTCATTGACTGCATTTTTAAAATCATCATCTTCTTGCAACCATTTATAAAAATTCGTTCTTGACAATTCAGTTGTCTTCAATGCGGTTGTCACAACTCCGAGTGAAACTTCTAATGCTTTTAACATTCTCTCTTTGTTGATTTGTGTTCTATTTTGTTCTATTTTTTCAGCCATTGTTTTTGTATTTGAGTTGATATTTGTGCAATCATAATTGGCGGAACTGACATTCCTATTAAATATTTTGGGTCCATTGTTTTGAAATCGTAGTCAAGAGGATATGATCCAATTTTACAATATTCACTTTTACTTAATGTTCTTTTTTGTGTTGGGTGGTAACTGTCTCCTGAAGTTATTGTAAAACTGACATCATTCATTTTAAGCTTCTTGATTGCTTTAAATAATCCAACGCTTCCCCCTTGTTTCGCTTTCTCCCAATAGTTCGCGTAGAGTGGTGTTAAATCTCCTGGTGGGTGGTCTTCACTTATTCTATTAAATGGAATTATGCTTTCGTTAAATTCTAACTTCAACTTAGGAAAATCCAAATCATTTCTGTGACAAATAAAAAAAACTCTTTCTCGTTTTTGTGGAACCCCCATTGATGCTGCATTCAATAAAAATAATTGTACTTTGTAACCTGCATCTTTTAGTGCATCATTGATTTTATGCACATAAACTTTTGCATTGCCAGAAATTAATCCTTTGACATTTTCTGCAAGAATAACTTTTGGCTGTAACTTCTTTGCGAGTTTTATAAAATCAAAAAACAAATCATCTAACCTTTGAACTGTTTGTCCTTCTCTAAAATTCTTATTTTTTCCCCAATCCTTTTCTCTGTTTCCAATCATTGTAAAACTTGAGCACGGTGGTGATCCGTCTAAAATATCTAAGTCATATAGTTCGTCAGGAAATTTTGTGCGGTCTGCAAATATTCTAATGTCTTCTGCATAAAAATATTTTGGATTGTGATTTGCCTGATAAACCTCAGCAATTGCTACATCAATTTCCACCCCACCTAAATGTTCACAACCAGAAAGTTTATAGCCCATTGTGGACCCACCACCGCAAACGAATGTGCCAAAAACTTTTAGGCCATTTTTTTCAGGATAACCATTTTTCAAATTCCATTTGTAATTAAATTGTGGCATTAGACTTTTCGGATATTAGAAATTAATATCTTGACTGCCTCGCCTGGTGTTGCAGCAATTTGACTAAGTTTATTTTTCACAAAATGAAAATCGTCTTCAATATATTCCAATGATAACTTCATTGTGTTTTCAAGATCATCAATGTCAATCTCTTTATTTTTATTTGCATAGTCAAGATCATCAGGGTTTTGCCATACAGGAACCAACCACTTATCAAGAAGTACACTATCCCATTCATTTGCCAACATATCATATTCCCATTCTCCAGCTGTGGCATTGTCTTTAATTATAATTTCCTCACAATATTCTAAATAGGTTTTGGGCTCTCTGTCTTCCTCAATTGCTTTCATATTCATTTTGTCGGACATTTCTTTTGTAAACATATCTGTCCATATTTCTTTTCTGTTTAAAAATTGATGTGCTTTCAATCTCATATTTCCACCAAGCACCATAAAATCCTCATCAATAATTACAGGTCTCAATTCCATAAATGCTGGAATTGTCTCAATGCTATCCACTAATTTTTTGAACCTCTCATTTTTAATTACTCTTGGGTTCTTTGGGTTTGATTTGATTTTGTAAATTTTGATTTCTGATTTCATTTGATATGTTTCTATATTAATTTAAAGTATTTTATTTACATTCATTTGCCAATGCCTCTCTTTTGTCTTTGTCCAATTCTAAAACTTTAATCAGTTTCTCTCTGGTCAATAATTCTTTTGATCCATTAATTTGTCTGTATTCTTTCGGATTAAAAATGAGTTTGACTTCACGAACAAAATTGTCTTTGTCCAATTTTACAATCCACCTATTGTTTTTGCTATGGTTGGCAAGTTTCAAATGTGTAAGAAAATTACTCATCTTTATGTTTTTGATAAATGTCATTGAGGCCTTTCCAAATACTGTGCAAACACGAACCGCAACTGGTTTGATTTGAATAATTAGTTCCGTGAATTGTATTATATAATTCTATAATTCTAATTTTTTGCTCATAATTTTCTGGTCGTTTATCTTTAAATAATGGATGAATTTCAATTACTGCTGCAATCAAATCTTTGTCCAATTCTGTTGGGGTTTCAATGGTTGTGGTCTTCATCCATTTTTTATCTGGACAGGACATTGAAGAAATTTTGGATTTCACTCTCACAAAACATCCACAAGATAAACAAGTTCCTGTTGGTTTAAAATACTTAGGACAAGTCTTGCAAATCTCTAACCTCTCATTGTAGATTGATGCGCTTGTAAAAAATTTATTCAGTCTCATTTAATAATTTTTTTAATTGATTTCTCACTTTGTCTATTGTAGTGAATAAAGAATTTCTGCTGATCTTAGTTTTCTCCGCGAGTTTATCTAATGTGTTCCCTTCGTAATAATACAATTTAAAAATTTCACGGTCGTACCAATAAAAATCATCAAGTGCTGCATCAATTTTTTCTAAGTTCACATAATTGTCCACCCCTGTATTATTTGGCAAATCTTGAATTGTGCGGTTCCATTCATTTTTGGTATCAGTCGTATGGTAAATGTCATTCAATTTAGAATAATATTTATTGATCTTGTAATAATATTTATTGTTTTTGCAAGTCAGGTTTCTTTTAATCATAATACAACCATAAGAAACAATTCCTTTTATTCCGTCAGTTGTATAAATTTTTTTTAAGGTGGCGGGGTTCATTTGTAAAAAAAACAAAAGGGTTTCTTGCACCACCTCATCAATTTCATTTTTATCTTTTGTAAATCTAAATGCCTGCTCTCGGAATTTTGGAATGTGTTCTGTGATATGAATATATATTTTATTCAAAATCAGG